AAGTTGTGCATTTGCGGATTTGACATCGCAAGTTGTAATTCTGTTTGTGCTAAACTAATTCTTTGTGATTGAGAAAAAATATTTGGGTCTGCAACTGGAATAATATCTACTTTGTCATCAAAATCTGTAACTTTAATATTTCTTTGACCACCAACAACATCGTATGGATATTCTGCCGGTAGATAAGTTTTAAAAACTCCAGCTAATAATTTAAATTCGCTCTTCATCGCCACATACAAACGTTTATGAATCGCCGACATGACCCTGGAACCACGTTCTAACAGAGCTATGGTCGTTCCAACAGCTGCCTGCTGGTTGCCGTCCCCGACCTGCATGTCAGCGATGGCGGCAAATCGTTGCCCTGCCGATACCACTATACCCATCAACTGTAATAAAGTTGGTGAAGGTTCTTTAAATGGTAATGGCATAAATGCATCTTTGATACTTCCTCCAGGTGCATCTACATCTCTGAATTCTCCAGGTTGAATCGCTTGTGCTTCATCTCTTACTCTGATTCCACGTTGTTTAAATCCTGCTGGTAAATTACTTAAAGTTCCTGCGTCTAACAATTGACGTAAAGCAGTAGTTGCCGTTCTAGACAAACCACCGATCATATGTATTAATCCAAAACCATAAAAGCCCATGCCCGGTAAAAATTTAAAATGAACAAAATAATCTATTTTAGATTTTGTTGGATCTTCAGCTTGAAAGTTTCTTCTAATTGATAATATTTCTCTGCTACCCATTTCAAGAGTCACAATGTATGGAAGTTTAATTCCTGTTGGTTCTCCTCCTGAATCTTTATCTTCAAAACCTTCTAAATCTAAGTCGGTATGAATTTCTAAAATTGTAAAGACATCTTCATCTCTAGTTTTCTTTACACCTTCTAATTCTCTTTCTTTTTTTTCTACTTCTGTTTCTTCATTGTACCCTGGTGTTAATTCTATGTCTCTGTAAAAACCTGACACTTGTTTTTTTCTAAGTTCGTTCTCAGACATTTTAATCATGTGAATAACAGACTCTGCATCTTCTAAAGAAGTTGCAGTGTAAGGTACTACTAAATCATCAGCCGGTACAAATTTAGACACGGCTCTGCCAAGTAGTTCATCGTAATAAACCTTCTTGAACGCAGAGCCGGCAAGAGGGAGATAAAAAAGCATTTGATCGAACTCGGGTTCATACTCCTTCATCACATCCATGAGCTGATAGTTCATGAATTCTTTAACTCTGTTTGATTGTTCTTCTCTGGCTCTATCTGCTAGTCCAACTATTCTAGTATGCACTGGACCATTAGCCGGTAATAATTCTTTGTAAGCTTGTGCTTGAAATTGTGTTACTGCTTCTGCAAGAACAGGGTGTGTTGCACCTGATGCTCCTTGAAAAGGTTGAGTAGGGTTTTCATATTTAAATCCTAAAAGATCTAGACCTTTTGTATAACTGTCTTCCCAGTCTTTTCTAGAAGATTTATATTGATTGTAATTTGCTGCAAGTTCAGAACCTAATTTACCTAAAATATCTTCTGGTAAAAGTTCTGCTAAATTATCAAAATGAGATTCGCCACCACCTGCATTAACTGCTTCTGGATCAAAATTAATTGTTGCACTACCATCTTCTTCCTGAGTTACTTGTATATCATCTGGTCCAACTTGCTCTTCAATATTTTCTTGTTGAGCTTCGACGATTTCGTCTTGTCCAGGTATTTTAATTTCAGTCTCTACGTTTGGTAGGGCTTTGTCTATATCTGCCATTTATATTCTCCGAGTTCTTTATTGTTGTAACCTGTTTTGTGGGAACATTCAACCCCTGTGAGTCAGGTCCTTTAAGTGGTGGAATTTGATTCCACTTGACGTGTTGCATATTTGCAACAAGAGTTTTATTCTTCATCAAACTCACCTTCTTCTGAGGGCGCAAACATACCTCTTTTGTTTCTGTAGTCATCAAACAATTCGTAACCACTGATACCAGCAGATAACGCAAGACCTGGTAAGCCAAATCTTCTAGACACAGTTTTTAATACACTCGGACTAATTCCAAGTCTCATAGTTTTTGCAATCGTAGGACTTAATCCTTTGGTAGCAAATTCTGTTGCAGGGCCCATGAAAGTAGCCCCTAAATAATTCATAGGATTAGTTGCAATATCAGTTAATGAATCACCTTGTTGTACCTGACCTGCAATATACAACGGCTCAGTTGCAAGTAATGCAGCTGGTGTACCTAAAGCAGTTAAACCTCTTCCTAAAGTTTTCAATGCTGTCTTAGTAATTCCAGATTTATTTGCACCTAATGCTCCTTTTCTTGCCGCTTCAATTGTTGATGGTGCAACTGCTGCAGTTCCTGCTACAGCACCAGCTCCAAGAACTGGTAATTGGTAATCTAATATTGCTGGTCTTTCTTGTGGTGTATCATCTAACTGTCCTGTTACCATGTCGATCAACATATTTTTTTGTTGCTCTTCGTTTGATAAATAAGTTGTCGGATCATCGTTCATAAATTTTTTAACAGCACCTGCTGTTGCTGCACCGACTGCAGCTAATGCACCAAACTTACCAGCACCTCTTGCTAATGGACTTTGTAAAAATCCTGTAACGGCACTTTTCATTCTACCTAATAATGGAGTTGAATCATCTAATTGAGTTAATTTAGGTATATGTGTTTCATCCGCTAGTTTTGTGTTAACACATTTAACAACAGAAGAACCTAAAGCAAAACCAATTCTGCCTCCGTCAGCGTTTTGACCAACACATCCTAACTTAAATGCAATTTCATATTTTTCTGGTGCAGACCCTTTATTAAATAAATCTTTTGTAGTGTTTACTAAATCTCTAAATAAAAATGATGTTCGTTTATCTGCTCCTGTCATTGCAAATCCTTCTGTCTTAGCATGTTGCGCTAAATCTATTCCTTGTTTTTTCCATTTGTCTAAGTTTTTAGAACTATACACTTTATCTGCGATATTAAAATCTTGATTTAATATTTCTTTTTCTGATCCAACAACTATATCAGCTAAATTAAAATTTTTTCCTGGAAAATTTTTCTTAATAGTCTCACCAAATGTTTTTCTAGTGTCTTGGAATTTATTTACCCTATCTACAATGTCATCATAAAAAACTGTTTTATCTCCGGCTCTAAATCTACTAATTAAATCTCTAACATCACCTACAGCGCTAGATAATCTTGCTTGAAACGTAGCTAAATTTTTTTGATTAATATCTGCATCAATTACATCTACAAAATATGCGTAAGGAAACGCTTTATTTCTAGCTGATTGTTTAATACTAAATATCTCATTAACATTTAAATTTTTCTTTGTTAAAAATCCTTCTGGTAAATATTTTGACATGTAGGTTTTAAAAGAACCAAGGCTACCTGCTTCTTTAGGCATATTTCTTTTAATCTCACGCATTGCATGTAAATATTCACCTTGTGCCCATTTATTGTTTCGTTTAAATCCTTCTAATTCTGTATAGATTCTATTCCCTAATTTTATCTCTGCTGCTGACGGTTTAATATCTAACCCCATATTTTTATAGAGCGCGCCCTTTGTCCAATCAGAGTATACTCTGGTTCCGTGTGCAGTTTGTCCGTCTGTTATTTCTTTTTCTAAAACTTTTTCTAGTTCTGTTTTAAACTTATGTAACTCAGGAAATTCTTTTGCAGACAACATCTTACGTAAGTTTTCATTATTATGAATTGCTTTAACAATGTCTTCAGTGTTTTCTCCATAAAGATATGTTCCGTCTTTAAAAAATCTTGTTAGTTTTGTTAGTTGTTCATTAGTAGGCCTATTAAAGTATCTATTTTTTTTCTCGTCTCTGATAGGGTCTCCAAGATATTTTGTTAATTGGTTGTAGTCAAATAATCTATATCTCTCAGTATTAGCCCCTGTTTTTTCAGGTGTTACAATTTTTTTACCAACTTTTCTTTCTAGCTCAGCTAATGTAATGTAATCAGAAAGTTTTGCACCTTCAGGAAAATTACCCATTGTTTTAATATAAGTTCCAAATCTTAAAAATTCTCTTGTTGGGTTTAGTGATTTTTCTTTTCCAGTTCTAGGAATAAACCCTCCTTCGTCAGCTTCTAAAAAATCTGTATATTCTGGTAGCGATCTTATTTTTTTTGTAAGAGCTATTTTAGCACCACTTACTTTTCCTTCTAAATTATTCCACTCTTTTAAAAGTTTGGCAGGATCGTTTCCTGCTCTTTTATAAATGCCCTCCAATGTTTTTGCAGCTTTATCTGTTCTTTCTTTAACCTCTTTGTATATTTTATTTACACCCCCAATTGTTATGTCGGGTCTTTTTAAATAAGCGTAGTTTCTTCCAAGTTCTCCAGTGTTTAAATCAGCTATAACTTTTTTAAAAGCAGGATGGTTTTTTATAGCTTTTTCTAGTCTAGGGTAAAAAATATTACTACCAGGCATTCTTTTAGCAATCGCCATTAATTCTTCAAAAGTTGCATTTGCTGGAAGAGGTAATAATTCGTCTAACAACGCAAGACCTTTTGCGTCTCGTTCTGCTTTTTCTTTTGCTACTCTTTTTGCTACAGCTGCTAGTCGAGTCGCTTCGTCCTTATAGGCCATTAGACCTCCAGGATCTTAGCTAGGCCGCCACTTTTAAAATCAATAGGTTTACCTAATCTTTTTAATATTTCTCTGACGCCGTCTGGAAAATCGTCTGGATTTTTTAAAACTTGATTTAACATTTTAAAGTATTCTGTTTTTTCTTTACCAACTAAAGATTTATCTGTTGCTAAACTTTTAAATAAATTTGTTATGTCTTCTGCTTCGATACCGTATTTACGAATAGCTTGATAACCTGCTTTACCAAGTCTACCTAAACCACCGCCAAAAAATCCTGCACGTCCACCATCTGCAAATGGTTGTTCTGGTCCACCAGGTGTATCAATATCAAGAATCCTTGCAGTCATTCTATCAAAATTTGGATTATTAGGTTTATTGCCTGCAGCATCTACGACATTGTTTAAAATTCTTTGTGTAAAGATTACAATCTCTTCTGAGCTTGCACCTTCAGGAATTAAATCTCTAATTCGTGGACCAAAGTATTTTTCAACTAACAATAAGGGATCTCCTGCAATACCTCCGCCGCCTTCAGTGATGTATTTTACATCTTCAGCAGATATTACATCAGACAGACTTGTTTGATTAGGATTTTCTTTTTTCAAAGCTTCTACTAAAAATTCTCTAGCGGTTGCACGTTTAGCAGGAGTGCCACCTTGATTGCCTACACTAATCATGCCCTCACTCATCATTTTTTTCATTTGTGCAGCAAGTGCAGGATCTTGTGCTTCTAAATTTTTAATTGTTGTTTCAGCATCTTGAACTGGTGCTGCAATATCATCTGCACCGCCACGTGAACCTGGTGGTGGTAAATCTATATCGTCACCTTTTAATCTTGCAAGCTCGTCTATAATTTCATCTGCTCTTTTTTTAAAAGTTGGTGAGCTTGCGTTTAAACTACCAAGTTTCTCTTCTAGTTCAATTATTCTTTTCTTAGCATCTGACATTCCTGACGTGTCGTAATCTTTTAAACCGAATACTGTTTTACTTTCATCTACATTACGCATTGGTAAAATAGTTTCTGATGCCATTACACCTTCATCGGTCATGTAATCACCTTTAGCTCTTAAAGCACCGAGACCTTCTTGATCTAAATTCCTGGTCCCTGTTGCCAGGTCCGTGATGTTTGCGACTTGAGGTGGATTGAATACTTCATCAATCTTTGTCATGTTAGAAAGTAATTTATTTGCTTGAACATCGTTTAGTTTACCAGCGGTTAGATAGCCGATAGAACTTTCTAATTCTTCTAAAATTTTATTTTTACCTATTAAACCGATTGCCTCGATATTAATGTCAGAGTCTATGAACCCCTCCGGACTTTTACCCTTTCCTAAAAAAGTAATGTTGGATCGGGAACCGAGGACATTATTCATGTTCCCACCTAACTTATTAAATAATGCTAGTATTGCTTCTCCAGCTTTTGGCATT